TCCAAACCCTCTTCATGAGATTCCGCATGGAATGGATCATTAGCGATATAATCTATCGCTTGAGTTTGCGGAACACCTCTTCTAATTACAACTGTCTGACCAGTTGCAGGAGTATTCCCAGTTGTAAATGTAACATTACCACCTGACGCATCCCCAGCACCAGATACTGTATAGTGCGTGGTTAGAGTTTTAGTTGTTTCAGCTCCTGTAGAGGATCTGATGATTACTTGTAAATCTGTGTCCGCAAAAATCTTGAAGCTATAAGCAAATACTGTTGTGCTTGAATTACCTAAGTAGGAGTTCTTTACTGTAGTTGAAGATACTGTCATATTAATTTCTCTATATTACTATTCTTTCTTTTGTTCAATATCATTATTAGGTTCATAATACAATATTTTTAGTGCTTCTCTAGCCATTTTAATACTCATAAAAACCATATCATCTATAATCTGTTGTTTCTGATCTGGGTCTACATTCTTCATATTAAATGCTTTTCTAACATATTCGTTATGTTGATCTATAATAGTTTTATATCTTTCTAAAACTGCTATGTTCTTATCTACTAATTTTTTTCTTACAGCAAGTTTAGCTGCTTCTTTAAAGTCTCCATCCTTTTTAAGTTTCTCAATAGTTGGTTTATATTTTTTATATTTATTATATTCGTCATAAAAATCAGTAATAAACTCTGATTGCATACTTGGATCTCTTAAATTAAATGCTCTTAATCCTGGTATTTTAGTTAAAGAATCTGTAGGTCTTATAGGATCATCTATTATACCAGTTTCAATCAATGCTTTATCTAATGCCATCATAAAATAATTACCTAATCCACCTGTCCAACCTCTTATATAATTATCAATAACAATAGGTGATGGAGCATTATGATCACCAATCATTGCTGCTAAAGTTCTTGATAACAATTTAGATGTTTCAGTTGTGTATGGATTAAATTGATATGGTCCTAATAGTTGTCTATCCATATAATCTGGAACTAATGGTTTACCTCTGAATATACTATAATTAGTTTTTTGTTCTACAGGTGGAACTAATATTGTTGGTAAAGGATTTAAGTTTCTTAATTGAGTACCAACAAATTCTGTAATAAATCTTGATAAATCATTTTTTGCATTAGCTTCATTGCCATACCAATAATCTAAAAATTGTTCCATACCTGTTCCAAATACAACTCCAAGATCAAAAGGTTTTGGTATTCTATAAGGTGTGTCTTTTACAACAACTACCCAATAATTATCTTTAACCCATTGTGGTTGTCTTTGGTAAACTTCATTATCTCTGTTTGCAAACCAAAAATATACTGAAGGCATAATTATTCCTGCTGTAATTGCTGCTATTGCTCTACCAGGTCTTTGTGTTAAACCATCATAAATTTTTACATAACCTTGAACTCTCGCATTATAAAAAGCAGATACAGCATTAACTCCCTTCATATATGCACCCATCTTTGCGTAGTCTATTGTAATATCTCTTGATTCAAATCCAGCTCTTTCTATTTGTTCTCTACCTTTTAATCCTTCTTTACCTGCTTTTTTATAGGCTTTTTGAAATTCACCTAATCTTGTTATGTTTTCACCAATCTCTGATAATGTTCTTAATATTTCTATAGGATTAAAAACTTTATTTCTTATTTGTTGTCCATTTAACATTTCAAATGCACCTTTATCTTTAACCATTCTATCTAAAGAAATAAGAGTTGATTGCATACCACCAGATTTCTCCCAATCTTGCATAATTTTTTTAGCTTTTTTACTTACACCTGTCTTACCAAGAAGCATTGTTAAACCTCCTTCTAAAGAACTCCATACAGGTATAAATCCACTTTTACTAAATACAGGTGCAAGAACTGTATCTCTTCCAATATTTGAGAATACAAAGTCTGGTGATGTGGTAGCACCTGCACGAAGAAGTCTAGCAGGAGTTCCAATAGCTCTAATAATAACTCCTATTTCTTGAGGATTAAATTCTGATAATGAATCTGCTAGTTCTTTACCAACATCCCAAACTTCAAACTTACCATTACGATATACTGTAACTGAAGAACCATCTGGTTTTACAAATGATTTTCTAAATACTTTAAAGTTTTCAATAGCAAGATCATTAATAGCAGATGGATCGTCTAATACTTTTTCTAATTCTTTTCTTTCTATCTTTGTTTGTTTTGTTTCTATTTTTTTATTAATGTCAGGAAATGAAGATTTGTTTTTTTCCACAAAATCAAAAAATTTAATTAAAGCATTATTTCTTTCAGCAAGTTTTACAATTTTAAAAGTGTTAGAGTATATAGTTTCAATAGGATCAAATACACTAAGCTCTTTATCACCTTTAACTCTTTTAAATGGATTTGATACTCCACCATACTTAGAAGGTTTTTCGCCTTTTACAGTTTCTAAAACTCTTGCAAATGGAACATAACTTTTATTAGCTTCTACCATTGCATCAAATGCTTGTTTATCTATTAACTTTAAATCTCTTGCGTACTCAAGAAGTTGTCTATTATAAATATCTATTTCTTTTGCAATAGGATCATATTTATCTTTTAAAATTTGTATTGTTTCTTTTGCTGCTTTTGAATCAAAAGGATGTTCAAAACCTCTTCTGTCATATTCTAAAGCTCTTCTTGCAATAAGATAAGCATTAAGTTCGGCATATTGTTTTCTAATTCCTTTTTCATTTAATTTTTTATTACCTTCAAATTTTAATGGTTCTAATACTTTCTTTAAAGGTTTACCTTTATTTTCAAGATTTAAAGTTTGAGTTGCTCTATCAATAAAAGCACCTCCTCTGTTTGTCATTCCAACTAATACTCTAAATTGTTCATAAACATTTAATTGACCTTTAGTATTTTTAGTGCTTTCAACTCTTTGTACTAATCTTAATATAGGATGTAATCTATCTATAAATAATCTTGTTAAAGTATTCTTAACATCTGTTACATCTTTTGGTTTTTCAAATTTAGTTTTAGATAATATTAATTTAACAGCTTCAGGAAATTCTAAACCTTCTAAAAATTTTTCATCAAGTTTTATTTTTTTACCTGTAATATCTTCTACTGTTCTTTTAATTGCTCTAGGTATTTCTAAATTTTTACTTGCCAAATCTTGCTTAACAGATTTATCTAATTTATAATCAGCAGCTAAATCAACTGCATCACGATTAGTTTTTTTAATAATGTTAGGAATTTTTTTAGCTCCTCTTTCTCCCAAACCAAATGCACCAAATAAAATTACAGAATCTATTAATTGATCCTTGCTTGGTAATTCTCTTTCTATAATTGCACCCGATCCTTCAAATCCTGCAACTCTTCCTATTAACTGTGGTAAGAATTTATTACTTAATCCTCCAAGTTTAGCAGCAGATAAAAGTTGTGTTCCTTCTTTTAACCCAGCTTTAATTCCTTCATTTCTAAAAATCTCCCAAAAATTATTCCAATTAGCAACTTGACCTTTCTCTCTCATGTCTAAATATGTTTCTCTAATAGAACCTACTACTAAACCAGAAGTAAAAATACTAGCATTAGGTGAACGAGTAGCAAACAAAGAAGCACCACCAACACCAAGGTATAAAGGTAAATCTTTTACAATTCTTGCTGCATTGGTAATATTTCTTTCAAGAAAACCTGTGTCTTGAAAATCAACATTAAAATATTTACCATCTTCTTTTGTACCATCTATATTAGGTATTCCATGAGCTTCTTGTATTAAATCAACAACTCCTGTATTCCAACCAGCTTTTATTCTTTCTGTAACATTATCTAATTTTTTACCTACAGCAGCTTCTAATAAAGATGAATTATCTGGATTTTCTTTTTGTATAGTTTCTATTTCATCATAGTCTGCTATTCTTGAATAACCTATATCTTCTTCGTAAATTTTTTCTATTGCTTTTGTATCAACAGGTTCAAAACCAAAATCTTTTGCAATCTCTTCACCAGTAAAACCACCTTGTGTTAATTGCTCTACCTTTTCTTGTTTCCAATTATTTATTTCAACTTGACTAAAACCACCTTTTTCAAGTTGTTGTACTTGTGTTTGTAAATCTGCCATTACTATTCACTTATTCTTTTTAAATACTCTGAAGGAGTTTCATCTGGTAATCTTTTTATAGATTCATCAACTTCTTTTTTTTCAACATTGTCCATCATATTTTTAAATATTTTATTTTTATCTGATTGATATTGTATAAAATCTTTACCAATAAAATTTCTATTTTTGTAATCTAATAACTCTAATGGTGATCTACCTTCATTAACACCTTTGATATATAATGAATACATATCATCTCTAAATCTTTTAAGATCATTATTATAACTTGTAGGATCAAGTATTTTAATTACTTCTGTACTAATAAGATTTTTTGTTTCATCTATAAAACTATGAAATGGTGAAAAAGTTTTTCTAAATTGTTTTGGATTTTCGTTTTGTTGTTTTAATATATCAGAATAATATTTTAAATCATCAAGATCAGTTTCTTCTCCATATCTTTCTATAATAGATTTAGCTTGTGTTTCTCCTGGTAATGTAAATCTATCACCTAATGTATTTATCTCATCCATACTAATTAATCCTGATATAGCATTATTAGAATCAAAGTTTGAAGGCACAGTTATTTTTTGTTCAGCATTAGATATGATTTTAGTATTTAAGTCTGTCATTTGTGTTAGTGCATCTGGATTATTTTTAAATACTTCTTGAATAAAATTTTGATTGATACCAGTTGCAACACCTGCTTCTGTTAATGCTTTTTGATAATTATCTGCTGATTCTAATTTTGTAGCAGCATCTGCTGCTTGAACTTCAAACAATAATTCATTTCTTTTTTCTCTAGCTTTCTTTGTAGCAAAGGATCTAAATTCTTTTTTTTCTATATCTGTTAATGAATTGTAAATGTTTTGTAAATTTTCATTATCTGCAAAGTTTCCTGATATAGTTTGTTGTGCAATTTGTTTTAAAGCATTTGGTGGAACATCACCTATACCAACTAAAGATATAGCATTAGTTAGTGTAGAAAACTTTTGATCTTTAATAGCAATGTCTGCTTTTTGAGAAAGTTCTATAATTTCATTTGACTCTAGTACATTGTATTTACCATCTTGTAATTGTTTTTTTAATAAAGAAGGTTCAGTTAATAACATTCTGTTTGCTACAGATGTAGCAGAAAATTGTTGATACTTTAATTTAACTTCTTTTTTTAATTGTGGTTGATCATTGTAATATGGATTAGAATCTAATCTTTCATCTATTTCTATATATAATTGATCTAATCCTGATCCACCAGGTAATGCAGAAAGAGCAATAGTTTTTTGTGAAATGTAATCACTGTCAATGTCAGATGATTCTTTGAATTGAGTTTTTCTTGATTCTAACAAAGCGTTAGATTTTAACTGTGATGCAGAAGCATAAAATTTAGATTTAAAAATTTGTTTACCAAAACGAGATAAGTTTTGACCTTGGCTAGATGACATAAAATTATATAGTTTATCTACACCTTGATCATAAATACTAGAAGCATCTGAA